GACTCTCTCCGACGATACAGAAGTACGAGATGTTACCTTTGATAACGGACTATTGACTATTAAACTTGGTAAGATTGTTCCTGAACATCACTCTCGTAAGGACTATCTCTAAATAAAAATAAAACCACATGAAAACTTTTCAACAATTCATGGAAAAGGTGGGCGATTTTGGTAATCCTCCGCAAAAACCAAAAATTAAATGCTATAAGACCATTGAATATAAAATGGCCCCTGGTGGAAAGGCATGTGCTAAACGTTCTTCTTCAAGTGCTTCCGGAGACTAAATATAATTGAATATCGTCGGCGCTATGCCAAAGGAGGTAACTGGCAAAATCCAGTTGACACCTCCTTTTTTTATTGGTATAATTAAATTACTGAGGTGAATACTATGACTGTAAAACTTTTGTTGTTAAAATCTAATGATGATGTAATCGCGGATGTGCATGAATTATCTGTTGAAGAAAAAAGTGTTGGATATCTTTTAAAAAAACCATATATTGTAAAAATTAAAACTGCCGAAGTTTTGTTTGAAAATACAACAAGTAATGGAAATAATGTTGCGGTAACATTTTATCCATATATGCCATTATCCGACCAAAAAGAAATTCCAATTCCTTCTGATTGGGTAGTTACTATTGTCGAACCAGTTAAACAAGTTAAGGAAATGTATGAAGAAAAAATCAATCAACAATCTCAAACTAGTAATTTTAACGAATCAGCAGATTCTACTCTCACAAATTAAAGAAATTGATGCAGATCTTGGACAACCAGACTGTCAACTTATAAATCCTTTTTTGGTAGAGCAATCGACAGAAACAATAACCCCTTGGTTATTAAACTTTTCATCTCAAGATATTTTTATGATTCACTCGGATAAAATATTAACTATTGCATCTCCGACCCCTAAATTTTTGAAACTTTACGAAGATAGTATTACAGAATGAGATTTTATACAAACGTTCAAATGATCGGAGATAACTTTTTAGTTCGTGGATATGAAGATGGAAAAAGCTTCATGACGAAAGAAAAGTTTAATCCGACTTTTTTTGTTCCTTCTAATAAGGAAACAAAGTATAAAACTTTGACAGGAGAATATGTCGAATCAATTCAACCGGGGTCTGTTCGTGATTGCCGAGAATTTGTTAAAAAATATGAGAATGTAGATAACTTCAAAATCTATGGCAATGATAGATATATCTATCAATATATTTCAGAAAAATATCCAGAAGATGAAGTCAAATTTGATATTAATAAAATTAAACTTTTGACTTTGGATATTGAGGTTGCTTCTGAGGAAGGATTCCCTGATGTAGAATCTTGTTCGGAAGAAATTCTTACAATCACAATTCAAGATTATGCCACTAAAAAAATTATTACATGGGGAGTAAAACCATTTAATAATACTCAAAAAAATGTAAAATATATTCAATGCTCTTCTGAGCACCATCTTCTTTCTCATTTTATTGATTATTGGGACGCAAATATTCCTGAGGTTATTACTGGATGGAATATTCAACTATATGACGTGCCTTATATTTGTGGAAGACTGTATAGGGTTTTGGGCGAAAAGCAGATGAAACGTTTTTCTCCTTGGGGATTAGTAAGTCAAGATGAAATTTATATTTCAGGAAGAAAAAATATTGTTTATGATGTTGGGGGAATTACTCAACTCGACTATTTGGAATTGTATAAAAAGTTTACATATACAAATCAAGAGTCTTATCGTCTAGATCATATTGCTTTTGTTGAATTGGGGCAGAAAAAACTAGATCACTCTGAATTTGATACTTTTAAAGATTTTTATACTCAAAATTGGCAAAAGTTTGTTGAATATAACATTGTTGACGTAGAACTTGTTGACCGATTGGAAGACAAAATGAAATTGATTGAGCTCGCAATTACTATGGCATACGATGCAAAAGTTAATTTTGCTGATGTGTTTTATCAAGTTAGAATGTGGGATAATATAATTTACAATTACCTCAAAAAAAGAAATATTGTTATTCCTCCTAAAGAAAAAACTTCTAAAAATGAAAAATATGCTGGTGCCTATGTAAAAGAACCTAAACCTGGAGTGTATGATTGGGTGGTTAATTTTGATTTAAATTCTCTTTATCCACACTTAATCATGCAATATAATATTTCTCCCGAAACTTTGGTAAATGAAAAGCATCCAACAGTAAATGTGGATAAAATATTAAATCAGCAAATAAGTTTTGAATTGTATAAAGATTATGCTGTCTGTGCAAATGGCGCAATGTATCGTAAAGATGTGCGGGGATTTCTTCCAGAATTAATGGAAAAAATGTATCAAGATCGTGTAATCTATAAAAAGAAAATGATTGATGCAAAAAAACAATATGAAAAGAAAAAAACGAAAGAATTGGAAAAAGAGATTGCAAGATGTAATAACATCCAAATGGCGAAAAAGATTTCCCTTAATTCTGCTTATGGTGCTATCGGCAATCAGTATTTCCGCTATTATAAATTAGATAATGCTGAAGCAATTACATTGAGTGGTCAAGTTTCCATTCGTTGGATTGAAAATAAGATGAATGCTTATCTAAACAAGATTCTTAAAACTGATGGGGTTGATTATGTTATTGCTTCAGATACTGATTCTATCTATCTTAATATGGGTCCTTTGGTTGAAAGTGTATACAAAGGAAGAGAGAAAACTACTGAAAGCGTTGTTTCGTTCCTTGATAAGGTCGCTTCGATGGAACTTGAAAAATATATTGAAGGTGCTTATCAAGAATTGGCCGATTACGTAAATGCGTATGATCAGAAGATGCAAATGAAGCGTGAGAATATTGCGGATCGCGGAATCTGGACAGCAAAGAAAAGATATATTCTCAATGTTTGGGATAGTGAGGGTGTTCGTTATGAAGATCCCAAACTTAAAATTATGGGAATAGAAGCTGTTAAATCTTCTACTCCAGCACCTTGTAGGAAAATGATTAAAGATGCTTTGAAACTTATGATGAGTGGAAGTGAAAATGATGTGATTGATTTTATTGATAAGTGTCGAAGAGAATTTAAAAATTTATCGCCACAGGATATTGCATTCCCAAGAACCGCATCTGATGTGCAAAAATATTATTCATCATCAAACATTTATGCTCCCAAAACTCCAATTCATGTAAGAGGATCTCTTTTGTTTAATCATTACATCAAACAAAAAAATCTTACACACAAATATTCTTTGATTAATAATGGTGAAAAGGTTAAGTTTATCTTTTTAAAGAAGCCAAATTTAATTCATGAAAATGTAATTTCTTTCATTCAAGATTTTCCTAAAGAGTTGGGACTTGACAAATATATTGATTATGATTTACAATTTGAGAAAGCATTTCTAGATCCACTCAAAGCAATTCTTGATGCTATTGGTTGGAAAGTAGAAAAAACAATAACGTTAGAAAATTTCTTTTAATCATGATTCAAAATTTATTTTCAGCAAAAATATGGAAAAAATCCTTGCAAATTGATAGTGATGTAAAGGAAGATATCCTGCATCAAATTCAAAATAATTACGAAAAACATTCTTCATTTTTACACCCAGAATGGAAGTGTAATATTCATTCTACAATTGCTGAAAATAATTATATTAATTATAATAATATTCTTCCATATTTCACAAAAGAGTATGAAATTTTTACTAAAGAAATTGATTTAAATTCCCATAGGTATCTAGTACAAAATTGTTGGTATAACTACTATATAAGAGGATCAAATCAAGAAATACATGATCACTGTGGAAGTAACAAAAATACCTTGTATAGTGCGGTGTATTTTTTAAAAATAAATGAAAATCATCCTAAACTTACATTCTATAATCATACAAATTTACATCTTCTTCATGTAACAAATGAAAAAATAAAACAAGTATATAAGCAAAATTTTATAGATCATTCACTTTCATTCCAATATTTTTCCTTAGATGCTGTTGAAGATGATTTTATAATTTTCCCATCATATGTACAACATGGAGTGCATATTCAAACAAGCGATTCTCCAAGGATAACAATTAGTCTAAATTTTAGTATAGTTTAATCAAAAAATATGGATTTACCTATTAATGATGAAGAATTAAATACAATCATAAATGCTATGTCTATTGATAGCGACTCAGTTTTATATCAAAAACTTAAACTTGTAAAGAAGTTAAAAAATCAAAGATTGCCATATAAAAAAATTCTTCGAGAACAACACGGAATAGTAGCATAAAATTATTATGGAAATTATATCTGTTAAAAACTTTTATTTTGCCGATCAAAATGAAAAATCTACAATTGATTCGGAAATAATGCAAAATTATAAAAAATATTTCAAACCCAATGGATATAATTTTGAAATAAAAGAATATCAAACTTTATTTTTTAATAATTTATATGAAACATTTTTCAAAAAATGTTGTGAAATGTTTGGAGAATTTACACTTTCCTCAAGAAATAAAAAAAGTATTTGGTGCTATTTAACTAACTGCGATTCGAAAGAATCTTTTTTCCACGATCATATAAACACTTCTACAATAAATGGAGTTTACTATTATAAATTAAATGAAAATGATAGTATATCATTTTTAAAAAATAATAAAGAGATTAGATATACTCCAGAAATTGGTGAATTGATAATATTTCCAAATACTTTATTGCATCGCCCCGATACGCCCACGACAAAATCATATAGATGTTCATTTAATGTTGAAATAACAACAGAAGAAACATCAGAAGAAATTTTTAATAGGATTAAATAAAATGGACTTTCTTAAGGATATTGTAAAAGAAATTGGAGATGATTATACTAAGTTAGCATCAGATATTGATGAGACTGAAACTTATGTTGATACAGGTTCGTACATTTTTAATGCACTGGTTTCAGGTAGCATATTTGGTGGTGTATCTGGCAATAAGATTACTGCTATTGCTGGAGAGTCTTCTACTGGAAAGACTTTCTTTTCTCTCGCTGTAGTTAAGAATTTTCTTGATACTCATCCCGATGGTTACTGTCTCTACTTTGACACTGAGGCTGCTATCACTAAATCTCTTTTAGAGAGTCGTGGTGTTGATACGACTCGAACTGTTGTTGTAAATGTTGTTACCATTGAAGATTTTCGCGGTAAAGCACTTAAGGCAATCGATATGTATCTTAAGAAACCAATAGAAGAACGCAAACCATGTATTTTTGTGTTAGACTCTTTAGGTATGCTTTCAACAGATAAAGAAATTACCGATGCATTAAACGATAAACAAGTCCGTGACATGACCAAATCACAACTTGTAAAAGGTGCATTCCGAATGCTCACACTCAAATTAGGACAAGCAAATGTACCGCTCATTGTCACAAATCATACATACGATGTCATCGGAGCTTACGTACCAACTAAGGAAATGGGAGGAGGTTCTGGACTCAAGTACGCAGCAAGCACGATCATTTATCTCAGCAAAAAGAAAGAAAAGGATGGAACAGAAGTGGTCGGCAATATTATCAAGGCTAAGACTGCTAAATCGCGTTTGAGTAAAGAAAATAAAGAAGTTGAGATTCGTTTGTATTATGATGAACGTGGACTTGA